ACGACAAAGGAGAACCGGTAAAACAAGAGGAAGTTGTAGAAGAAAAAATAGAAGTAGAACAGGTACCTGAAGATAAAACTTATGAAAATGAAAAAGAAGTTAAGGTTAAAAAAGAAGAACCTGATGAGTTAAAAGAATATAGTGAAGGCGTTCAAAAACGTATTGCTAAGTTAACTCGTAAAATGAGAGAAGCAGAAAGACAGAGAGAAGAAGCTGTCGTGTATGCACAAAATGTTACTCAACAAAAAAATAATGCAGAAACAAGATTATCTAGATTAGATAAATCTTATGTTAGTGAATTTGAAAACAGAGTTACGACTAGTATGGCAGCAGCTAAACTAGCTCTTAAAAATGCTATTGAATCACAAGATGTCGAAGCACAAATTGCTGCACAGCAGCAACTAGCATCTATTACTATGGATGAAGCTAGATTAAATGCTTTAAAAATTGCGGAAAAAGATGTTGCTCCTAGAGAAAAAGAAGTAAACATTAATCCTCAACAAAGACAACCTCAACCACAACAACAATCAGATCCTAGAGCAGAACAATGGGCATCTAAAAATAGTTGGTTTGGTAATGATTCTGCAATGACTTATACGGCTTTTGATATACATAAAAAGCTTGTAGAAGAAGAAGGATTTGATCCTAAATCTAACGAATATTATGAGGAAGTAGATTCAAGAATAAGACTTGAATTCCCACATAAGTTTGATAAAGTAGAGGACAATACTACAAAAAGAGCAAGACCTGCTCAAAATGTAGCTTCAGCTAATCGTCCAGCAGCAACAGGACGCAGAAAAACTGTGAAACTCTCGCCATCACAGGTAGCAATTGCTAAAAGAATAGGCGTGCCACTCGAAGAGTATGCGAAACAATTAAATATCACGGAAGGAAACTAAGCATATGGAAAATGAAAAAATAAAGACTTCTCGTGCGAGCGAAACAAGAGACAAGGTTAAAAAACCTGTAACTTGGGCTCCACCCTCATCACTTGATGCACCACCTGCACCCAATGGGTACAGACATAGATGGATTAGAGTTGAAACTCTTGGCTTTGACGATACAAAAAATGTATCGGGAAAAATGAGAGAAGGATGGGAGTTAGTTAGATCTGACGAATATCCGGAAAGCAACTTTCCAACTATGAACACAGGAAAATATTCTGGTGTCATCGGAGTAGGAGGCCTAGTGCTGGCTAGGATACCCGAAGAAATCGCGCTTGCTCGTGAAGCTTATTACAATAAGCAAACAAAAGATCGAGATGAAGCAGTAAAGAACGACATTCTTAAGGAACAGCACCCAAGTATGCCAATCAATAATGAAAGGCAAACTCGTGTAACTTTTGGTGGTTCAAAGAAATAATCTTTTAGTAATTTCTAGTCCCAACAAAATTAATATAAACCGAACTGGAGGCCGCTAACGCGGCAGGTTCACTTAAGAAAAGGAAAATAACTATGGCTAATACAAGCACAGCTGGTTATGGGTTAAGAGCCGTGATGACTGTTGGAAGTACTCCAGCAACATCAGGTCAAGCCGAATACCAGATATTAGGCGAAGGAGCAACTACTGGTTCAGCAGTTACTTCTAAAACTTTTTTCAAAGGCGACCTTGTTTCTATCAATGATGGAACAGGTGCAGTTGCTGGACAAAAAGGTTATATACAAGATGCATCATACGCTACAACCGATGACGGTGGTGACGGTGGAGCAGCTTTTGCAAACAATGCAGATCCACTATTAGTGGGTGTCTTCAATGGCGCTTACTACGTAGCGGCTTCAACATCTAAACCTACTTGGTCTAACTCATTTGATAATGGGACGACAGTAGCGGTAGACTACAACACAGGAACAAGAAAAGTTTGTGGTTTTGTAATGGATAATCCTAACCAGGAATATAACATTAGAGCAAACGATCCTTGGACTCAAGCTGATGTAGGAACATCGTTCAACACAGGTAGCAACGGCGGAACAGGAATAAGTGGCATGTCAGACGAAAGATTAGACGTTAATACAGCAGCAGCTGCAACTAGCGCACTAACTTTATTAAGAAATGCTGAAATACCTGATCAAAGAGATCAGTCTGTTGGCGGTTGTGATGTTGTTGTAATAATCAATAAAGCATCTGCTTTATTCAATTAATAGTAATAGGAGTATATAAACAATGGCAATATCAAGAGCACAACTAGTTAAAGAACTAGAACCAGGTTTGAATGCACTATTCGGACTTGAATATAGACAGTATGCTAACGAAGCAGCTGAAATTTTCGACACAGAATCATCTGACAGAGCTTTCGAAGAAGAAGTAATGTTAAGTGG